TTCCTGTAGGATGGACAGGTATTGAACTTGAAGTAGGTATGGATGATAATGGAGAACCATTACAAATAATGGATTGGATTAAATATAACTTTGCATTAAAACATCCTCATGTAGCATTAAGTGAAGAAGAAATGAAGAGTTCGGGAAATAAAAGATTTTATATTCAAGATTTATCTAGAGCGGAAAAAGTTAAATATAATGATATTCAAGTTAGAAAAGATGCTGATAAAGAATTTATCAAAGTTTCATCTAATGAAAAAACTATGAAACGAATATTAAGACTTCTGTCTAATTCAAATCCTGATAGAATGACTTTAGAGCAAATTGAAAATGCTTTATATGAAATTAAAAACTCAAATCCTAAACAGTTCTTTAAAGTTGCTACAGATAAAAATTTAGAATTAAAATCTGAAATAGAAGAAATGGTATCAGCAGGAGTTCTCAGACGAATTGGAAATCAAGTAGTTTTTCTTGATGAAATTTTAGGAGACACCTTAGAAGATACTATTATTCATTTAAAAGATAAAAAGAATTCTAGTAAATTAACAATATTAAGAGCAAAACTTAAAGAAGTATCTTTAGTATAATATGAATGTAAACCAAATGCATTTAGCAATTCAGCAAGGAGTGGATAAAATTAATTCACTTCAAGCTGATATGCTTCTCCCAGAAGAAATAGATATAGAATTAAATAAAACTCAAGATAGATTTATTAATACTAAATATGGGATAAATAATAAATACGGTAAAGGATTTGAAGAATCTCAAAAAAGAATTGATGATCTTAGAACTTTAGTTGTAGAGTATTCTAATACTGTATCTTATAAAGAGCAATATGCTACTAAGATTTGGGTAGATACTTTTAGATTACCTATTGACTATTTATATTTAGTAAGTCAAAGATCTGAAGTATTATATAAAGACTGTAAACCAATTTCTTTTTCTATAGTATCAAGTAATAATTCATTTGTATATTTTAAAATACCTTTTACTCATTTTCATGATAGCGCAGGTACATATATTAAACGTATGAGAATGGTTGCTGACACGTCTAATCCAACATTAGGAGATATTTCGATGTTAAATTTTTCACCTTCAGCTAATTATACTTATCCTGCAGATGATTTAGCATTACAAACTGCTGTTTTAGATCCTGCTAATTGGAATCCTGGATTTGAATGGTACTGGACAACTTATGAACATTTAGATTTTCCAGGACATTTTATAGTTAAAGTAGATACACAAGTATATCCTTGGGTTAATTATGATAGTTCAGTTACAAACACTGTATCCGGAGTTAACACAGTAACACAAGCTATTGGTCGTATGCCTGCGGCTACATCATTAGCTGATCCTATAAATTCTACAACAGATGCATTATATGATGATCTAA